GGGTGTCTGCTACTACATCGACTGGACAGCAATGACTTCATAAGAGGACTGGGGTGACGTGTTCAAAAGATTCGCTCTGCCAACGCTGATCGTTCTTGCGACCGTCACCCTTTACTCCCTTATTGTTATCGGGATTTTCTTTTCAAGTGGCTGGCGCGACCTTGTGGTCGTGGCCAGCTTATCTCTCGGATTTCTGAATTTCATAACTTCGAGCATTTTCTTTTTGCTGATCGGAGCAAAACTTCTCTCAACCCATAAAACTGAGTGGAAGATGGTGGATATGAAATCAATGCTCGGAAAGCGAAGAGATGAGGGAGTGGACGAAGGTTCGTTTGAACCAATTCCAAATGTTGATCTCGCTCAAGAAAAAGCCGACGAAATTACAGAAGCGCTTTTTAATCCAACGAACGAACGGTTCAGGGATAACCTAAGCTAATGCCTCTCCATACCGATCCATCCGTTGATGAAATTTTCGCCATGAGTGGCGACGAAATTGAGTTTCAGGATATTGAGCCACCTTGGGCAAAGGGGAAACTCAAAAAAGGAAATAAGGTTGCCCGAACCGAGTGGACTCGCACTGCGCACGTTCAGATGATGAACTCCACTCGGATGCGCGCGAATCGGCAGATTAAGAACTTAGCTCTTTGGATCGGAATCCATTATCGCTCGCAGAATCGTTATGCCGATTTTCGTGATATGGATGATGACGAAATTACAATTGAGTCACACAAGGTCATCGTTAATAACATCTACGACGTTGAGCGAAATCGTTACTCGAAGATTTCTCGTAACCTTCCACAAACTGTAGTTACCCCCAGAAATTCTAGTTACCAAACCTGGGCTGGTTCGAAATCCACTGACCAAATTCTGAAAACCGTAAAGGCTCGGGTTAAGCAGCAGAACAAATGTCGTAGAGCTGTGCGTGACAGTTTTATCTTTGGTGAAGCTCCCCTTAAACCTTGGTGGGATAAGGCGCGTGGTCCTGTCGATCCGCGATGGGAAGCAAAAGTAAAATTGCTAAAAGATCCAAAGAAACACGAATACATGAAGGATGAGGAAGGGAACGAGATCCTTATCGATCCAAAAGATCCCATTCGTATTGGTGACCACGTAATTTCGAACCTGTTGCCTTGGGAGTATTTCCCCGATCCCGTGCGCGAGAAGGAAGACTGCTCGTGGATCATCTTTCCCTTCTATCAACATGTTGAAGCTGCTAAGCGCGACTATCCAGGTTTTGAAGCCGAGCTTGAAGCCGAAAAGGGTGGACGCTCATTTGACCCTGAAACTCTGTCGGTTCGACAGTTAACGAATCACGTTCTTCTCTTTGATGTTTATTGTCGCTCCACAAAATATTTGCAGGATGGTTGCCACTGGGTTCAGACGGCAAACACTGAACTTGTTCCCCCCGAAGATAATCCCTATGAACCGATCGAAGAAAGCGAGTGGGGAAATCTGCCAATCGAGGTTCTGACCGATATCGATATTCCTGGTAGGCTTCATGGTTATTCAACCATTCAGATTTTAGAAAACCTGCAGCATTCTGAAAACCAAATGGGAACGATGATTAAGCACTACCTGCTTACTCTTGGCACTCCAAAGATGTTGGTTCCCTCTGCTGCTCGAATCGATATGGACGAACTGTCTGACGATTCGATGAGCATTACTTTTTCTGGAGAGATGCCTCCGTCGCTTCTTACTCCAGCCCCAGTCTCTGGGCAGATTGTCGAGTTTTGGAACATCTTACGCGACCGGATTCAAAAACTCGGTGACTTGCATGGTGTCTCCTCCGGCGATCTGCCGCCAAATGTTAAAGCCGCCAAAGCTATTCGTCTTCTGCAGGAGTTAGAGGATTTACGGGCTACTTCGATTTTTAATAAATATAATGACCTCTTCGTTGCTCTCGATCGAAAACTTATCTGCCAGATGAAAAACTACCACCCAAGTGATGGTCGTTTGGCAACAATGCTCGGAAAGGACAATGAGTATTTAATCGAGGATTTTAATCCGGAAGACCTGACTGACGATTATACAGTTGAGTTAGAAGTTTCTGGTTCACTTCCGCAAGCGCCATCAGCGCGCGCGGAGTTTATTTTGGAAACCTGGCAGCAGACAGGTGGAAATCTTATTCCGCCAGAGAAGTTAGTGAAATTGCTTGGGTGGAATTCTGAGAAAGAGTTTATCGACCAGGCTACTGTCTCGGTCGTAAAAGCTCAGCGCGAGAATGACAAACTGCAGCGGGGGAAAAAGGTTGAATCTCCCTTGCCTCACGAGAATCACCTCGTAGAACTCCGCGAGCATTACACTGTGCTGCAGTCGCCGTCTTATACGATTTTCCCCAAAAAGGTTCGGGCTGAGATAATTGATCACGTTCGAACAACCGAATACCTTGCGTGGATACATGCGCAAAAGAATCCAGTTTTTAGAGAACTGTTGTTTCAGACTGTTCCCCAGTTCCCAACCTGTTTCGTCATGCCACAAGACGCGCAAGCAGGTCCGATGGGAACCACTGGTGGGCCTCAGCCTGGACAGCAACAAGCTCTTTCTCCGCTCCAGGGTCAACAAAAACCCGGAGCACAACAACAACCATCGCCCCAACAAGGATAGGTGATATATGTCAGATACGACCGCAAAAACCGCTACATCTCCCATTCATCAAAACGTAACAGGTGAAGCCGGTGACCTCACGACGAACATCGATTTCTTCAAGCCTAGCAAGTCAGCGATTGAGGCTTATGAAGATCTTGGAGTCGGAGCTGAAGAGGTATCAATTGATAGTGATGAAGGCGGCGATCCCGGAGACGAAGATGAAAAGCCAAAAAAGAAGCGACGATCCGGAGGAGATGATCCAGCAGATCACGAAGCAGACGCAGATGCTGGAGAAGAAGAGGATGGAGAAGAAGATTCGGACGACGAAGAGGAAGAAGGAGAGGCTGAAGAAGAGGAAGCTGAAAGTGCTCTCGAAACAAAAGGCAAAAAAGGAATTACCGTTAAACTCGGGGACAAAGAAGTCTCGGTAGATCCCAATGCTGTTATTCCTACTGTCGTTAATGGCAAAACCAAAAACCCCACCCTTCAGCAATTAAAAGACTCATATTCCTCCAAACAGAACTTTGCCGACGAGAATAATAAACTAAAGACTGAGCGCGCGAGCGTCGAGCGGGAGCGCGATGAGGTCCAGAAAAAGACTCGTTGGGTGGAGTCTGAGCACCAGAAATTTGCTGGAATTTTGAGCACGTTTAAAGAGGCGGTTGCTAAGAAAGATGTCGGGTTACTCATCAACGAAATGCTTGAATTGACCCAACAGGACGCGGTTGCTTTCTGGGAAAACTATCACGAGCAGAATTCTCAGTATTACGCTCAGTATAACCAATTATCTCCCGACGAGAAAAAGGTTCTTGCTGAAAGACGCAAGAATCAGATATTAAATAGTCAACTAGAGCGGAAAAACGCCGAAACTAGTTCCGTGAAGCAGACTGCAGAGCTTCAAGGGGTGGTTAGAACGATTCTCAGCGAGACTGGACTTACCGATGAGGCAGTCCAGGGAGCTTGGAGAGAACTCGATCAGCTAGCCCGAGAAGGTGCGTTCAATCGCGAAACTATTGAGGGAATTAAAGCTCTAAACGGTGCCCAAAGGTATCGGTTTGCTGCTGACTGGCAGGTGAACAAGATTGTTGACGGAATGGTTAGGAATTCGGTTAGCCGGATTCTCCCCGATGTCGATGATTCTGAAACCATAGCGATTTTGAAAGAAGTTCGAGAGACCCTTGGTCCGAGTAAAATTCGGGAAGCCACAAAGGAAGATCTCGATGAACTGATTCGAGAAGCATATGGAAAACCAGCTGCTCCGAAGAAGCAAAAAATGAAAGGTTCGAGCACCTCTTTAAGCGGCAAGGCTCAGCCCCGCCAGAAGGCCGAAACCTCCAGCGAAGACGACTTGTTTGACCATTATGGGGCGAACAACGGTAAACCCACTTCGCAAGTGTGGGGGGCTCAGTTCCAGAAGTTTAGCTGATTCTATCCGTAGCTCGCTCCAAAAAGATTAACGTTTTGGAGGCTACATGGCTGAATTAAACCCGAGTAACGCGGCGGCGTTACTTAAGCGCCAATATGGACCCGGCGCGCTAAATACTTATGATATCTCGACCCCTCTTCTTTCCCAGGTAAAAAAGACTTTCAACCTAGACGGTGAACGTTTTGAAGACTACATCCCGCTATCTGGCGGTGGTGGACGCGGAACTACCCAGGACGGAACTGTTCCTACTGCAAATAAATGGAAAATGGACAAGGCATTCTTCACCTCGGTGGAGAACATGTCTGCAGTCAAGCTAAAACGCACTCTCATCTACCAAACGAAGGGAGATGGAGCGTGGGTTGATGCTCAGGCTGAAGTCGTTAAGCGCGGCGTCATCCTTTTTCGGAACAACACCGAACGTCAGATCATGGGAACTGGCGATGGTGTGCTTGGAAAGATGAAGACCTCGGGAACATTCACTGAGTCGCCCGCAGGAACTTTTACCTGCGACCTGGATTCAACCACTTTTATCGAAGCAAACTTCGAAGAAGGTGACTTGGTTAACGTCGGAACCGGTAACAAAGACCAGTTCGAAGTTGACACGGTGATTCCTGACGAATCGAACGAATACGCAAACCCACAGATTATTCTGATCAGAAAGACGGGTGCTCAGGTTCCTGCTTCTGCGATGAACATCTACATGCAGGGTTCTGAAGGTAACGACATGTTCGGTGCCCGTCAGATTCTCTCTGCT